CAGCGACCCGACGCGCACCACCGCCAAGCCGGTCTGCCGCCTCTTGGTGCCGCCGAACCAATACTTCACCGATGAGCTGGTGGTGGGCGTGTTCGCTGCAGCAAACAACAACGGCTCGCTCGCCAGCAACCTCGGTATGGTCAAGGTCATCTGCCATTTCGAGGGCGAGACGCGTGAGATCCTGACGCCTTCGTTCTATTCGTTCAACGACGTGAACGGAAACCCCCGGTCCTACCTCGGCTGGTGGGTCACGCTCAAGAAGCCAGCAGCGACAGCGGGCCACGCCAACATCTATTTCGAGGCGGTCCCCGCCGACGGGACCATGCAGCGCCGGGTGATCGGACCGTATCAGTTCAGCCCGCAGGCGACCCTGCACGATCATGAACTTGAGGTTGCGGCGACACCTGCCGAGGTTGTGGGGGTGCGCTACAAGACGATCGCCGCCGCGCTCTCGTATCTGCGGGTGAACACCAAGCAGAACCCGAAGATAACCATCACCGAAGCAGGGAATTACCTGATCGGTTCGGCCGGTGGGGTGTATCAAGGGCAAGGCTATTGCACGATCGAGGCGACCGCGCCGGTTCGCTTCTACAAAACGTCCTACACAACCGACGCCCTCGCGCTGTTTCGCCCACTATGGGACGGACTGCACTTCGTTGGCGATAACATCACCATCGACTTTCAGTACGCTGGGCAGTTCTATCACGAGTTGACAAACAACCGGAGGCATTGGTTCGACGGTGTAACGATCACCGATGGCGGCGGGCGCTATTACCTGACGCGCGGCCTTGCACACGGCTCTTCTCCAGTGGTGCGCGACGCAGGGCTGTTTACCGAGTGCGCCATCTCCAATGTGCAGAACCCCGCCAACGGGGCACCCTTGGCGCGTGGCTGCGCTTTCACAGGTATCTACAACGATGTCGGCGTGGATTGCGTGGCCTTCATCTCCAACACGATCGAGGACTTTTCGAGCGAGGAATACCGGACCGAGATCGACGCCCTCACGGTGGACGGTCCGACGGGGGCGACGCTCGAGTACACCGGGGCCAACGGGTTTAGCACGCGCACCTTTACCGCCAAGATCTCGGGGACGATCGTGGGCACCTTCACCGTGCTGAACAGCGAGGCGGCGTATATCGCCAACACCAACTACACCGTTGCTAACGTAGTCGCATGGCTCAACACTCTCTCGGGCTGGACAGCCACCTTGTTGGACAACACCCGCGCCGCAACATTTCTCAGTAAGGAAAACAACGCGGGGGCCGCGTTCACGGCGTTGAGCGTCTCGTCGCCGACCACCTTCGTGACGATGATCGACCAGCACGCCGACCTGTGGGGCAACCAGAACAATATCGAGAACCTGATCATTTACGGCAACCGCTGTTGGGGCATCCACGGGCAGACCATTGCCTTGAGTGTGTCGGGAACTAAAGACGTACTGCTCGCGAACAACACCATAAGCACGGTCAACGATGGCAACTATAAGTCGCAGTTCGGCGGGGTGCAGTCACATGTAGTTACCGCGCACAACGTGATAACGGGCCAGATATTCTCGCTGCGCAACGACACGACCTACAATCCCGACGCCTACTGCGCCTTCCTGAACAACGCCGCCGAGAACCTCTATTACGAAAACCAGTCCAGTTCGGATGCTCAACTGACCATAACGGACAACCATCTTGAAACAGGAGCGTCGGCCCCTACGGGGTCCACGGGCACCACAACTGGCGGCACCCCCGCCACGTTGTACAACGACGCGACCAACGGCGACTTCGCTCCGGCGGGCGCGCTGCTGACCAACCTCAAGTCGCGCCGCCTGCGGTACGACCAGAACGGCGTCTCGCGCGCCGCCACAGATGCGCCGGGGGCGCTGGCGATATGAGCAACCCCCGACGCGCCGCAGAGTTTCTACAGGCTCACCTCGACGACGGAGATTTCATGGTGCCTGCCAACGAAGGCGATATCAATACTCTTGCCGTTATACATGCACTTAGGGCAACAGCTGACGGCATGAAACGGATCGCAGAGCAGCAGGACGAGAGCCATCGGCAGATGACTGCTGCTCTGGCAGGTATCCACGAGATCGATAAGCGCCTAGCGATTATCGAGGCGAACAGTCTTACCCATCGCGTGGAGGCGCTCGACACTCGGGTGCAGGTGCTCGAGGACGAGCGCCAGCGCCGCCTCGGCGCCGTGGGGCTGGTCGACTGGATCAGCCGCAACTGGCCGCTGGCGTTGGCCTCCATCGGCGTTCTGGTGTATCTGGTACTGAACGGAGGCGTCGAACTGTGACCGACGACAAGGAACTCTTCGCTGTCATCCGGCGTCTGCTTGGCCGGGGGCTGACCCAGCCCGAGGTCGACGAGGTGAACCGCGCACTCTACCGCAAGGTGGTCGGCGCCCCTGAGCGCCGCACCAGCGCCAAGGGGATCGGCCTGATCCACGGGTTCGAGAGCTGCAAGCTGACCGCGTACAAAGACCCCGGCCCCACGGGGCTGCCGATCACGATCGGCTGGGGCAGCACCACGGACGAGAACGGCAAGCCTATCTCGCTCGGCACGTCGTGGACGCAGGAGCGCGCAGACGCACGCTTCCGTCTCGACCTCGCCAAGTTCGAGCAGGGCGTCTCCCTGCTCCTCGGCGACACGCCCACCGCACAGGGCCAGTTCGACGCGCTCGTCAGCTTCGCCTACAACGTCGGGCTGGACATCGACAACGACACCACGGCGGAGGGGCTGGGCGACAGCTCGCTGCTCCGCAAGCACAAGGCTGGCGACCATGCCGGCGCGGCGGCTGAGTTCGCCAAGTGGAACAAGGCCAAGGGGCAGGTGCTCCGTGGGCTGACGCGCCGCCGTGCGGCGGAGGCGGAGCTGTACCGGTCGTGACTGCTGCGCGCACCACCAAGTCGGCCCAACCGATACCGGCCAGCATCCCGATGCCAGACAGCCCCATTCGGCTGAAGTATTGGTACCAGATATACTCGCGCCTCGCGCGCCCGACCCTCGACTGGATCGGCTGCGCCGGCGCTGTCCACGCCTTCGGTCTCCTCGACCGTTGGGTCCCCCCTGTGGACGAGGCGCGCGCGATCATCATTCTCGGGTTCGTCGCAGCGCTGTATGGTGTGCGGACGTTCGAGAAGGCAAAGGGAGTAGCGTGATGGGTTGGCTCACTGGCGCGATGTTCGGTCTCCCCCGCTACCTGTGGGGCTTGCTGCTGGTCGGGGTTCTCACCGCTGCGTTCCTCTGGCTGCGTGCAGCAGAGCGGGCCGACGACAAGGCCAACCAAACCATCGGTCAGGTGACCGAGCGTGCAGAAACAACGGGGCAGGTCCTCGAACGAGTGGAGCAAGCCAATGCAATCCGGAACGAAGTCGAAGCTGAAGCTGATCGCGGCACTGGCGATGCTCTCTACGCTGAGTGCCTGCGGGCACAACGAGGAGCCAGTGAGATCTGTCAGCGATTTCTGCCTGAACGACCAGCCGCTGACCGTTAACGTAGCGTCTGCCGGGATCGAGAACGACCCCGGCAACCTGCTAGACAGCGATCCGACGGTGTTGCAGGTCTTCGCCCACAACGCGGCGTTTCACGGCCTCTGTACGGCGCCGAACCCGTAGTCCTTGTCGCTGGGGATGCCTGTCGTTCTGGCGAACTCCCGGTAACGGGGGATGGGGTCTGCCAGTACATCATGCTTGAAAGGCAGCTCCGGCTGGCCTTTGCGCCCCTCTTCACGCTCCAGCCGCCTGTCGACCAGTTGCGCGTAGCCGACGATGTCGTGCCAGTTGTCACGGTAGTCTGGGTCACCGTTGAGCATCCGCGCGATCTTGTCCGCGATCACGGTCAGCGCCTGCTTCTGGTCGGCGGCGAGCTGCTGCCACCCGGCCTCCTGCCGCATCGCATCCTGAATGTTCTGCGCGATGCGGGCGCGGTCCTTGAACTCCCCATAACGCGCGCCGCGTTCGGCCAGTGTATCTTCGATGTTGGTCATCACAATTTCCTCTTCATGCTTTCGAGTAGAACTTCCTGAACGCTGCGCTTCGATGCGTGCCGCAGCAGCACGTCTTCGTCGACCGTGTCCTCGGCCACGATGTCGTGGATGAAGACCTGCCGGTTGAGACCCGATTGAAACTGGCGCATCGGGCCGATACGTTCGATCACCTGTTGCCGCAGCTCGAGATCCCACCAGTGCCCGAAGAACACCATGATGTTGCCGCCGTACTGCAGGTTGGACCCGTGCCCGCCTGACGCCGGGTGGATGAACATCAGCGGGTAGCGCCGCTCGTTCCACGCATCCTCGGTCGCCGGGTTGTCGTCGAACACCACGCCGTGGGGGTACGCCTTCTTCAGCCGCTCGAGATCGGTCTTGAAGTGGTACGCCACCAACACCGGCTCCCCGGCGGCTTCCTCGATGATGTCGTCCAGCGCCTCGAGCTTCGCCTCGTGGATCGGTTCCCACAGCGTACGCTCGGCGTTGAGGTAGAGCGCCCCGTTGGCCAGCTGCAGGCACTTGATCGTGCGGCTGGCGGCGTGGACCGCCTCGATCTCGTGCTCGCGGATCTGGAGGAACATCTCCTTTTCCATCTCGCGGTACATACCGCGCGCCCTCTTCGGTAGCTCGACCTTGATGACGTTGTTGATCGGCTCCGGCACGTCGATGTAATCTGCCGGGTCGATGGTGATGCAGATGTCGCGTATGCGGTCCTGTATCTGGTCCTGCGCCCAGCTCACTGGTTTGTGGCCGACGTGGTCCCCGCCCCTCACCGGCTTCTGGAACCAGCGCTCCTCGAACGCGGCGAACGACTTGCCCAGCCGCTCCCCCCGGTCGAGAAACCACAGCGGCCCCCACAGGTCGAGCAGCCCGTTGGGTGAGGGCGTACCGGTCAGCTCGATGAAGCGGCGCACGTTCGGCGCCCAAGCCACACGGGCGAGCGCCTGAGTGCGGATGCCGCCCTGCCGGGTACGATAGTTCTTCAGCTTCGTGCTCTCGTCGGCGACGATCGTGCGGAAGCGCCACTTCGCGATCCCGAGGTGCGAGACCAGCCACGGGATGTTCTCGTAGTTGATCGTGTAGAACTTCGTGTCGCGCTTCAGCGCGGAGAAGCGCTCGGTCTCGGTGCCGATGATCGGCGTGATGCCGAGGTGGCTGAACTCGGCGTGCTTCTTCATCTCGTCGGGCCACGTCTTGTTCGCGACCCGCTTGGGCGCGAGCACCAGCACCGGGTCGTCGTCGAACAGGTCCACGTCGCGCAGCGCGAGCATCGTGCCGAGGGTCTTCCCCGCGCCCATCTTCGCAAAGATGCCAGCGCGGGGATGGTCGGCCAGATGCTCGAGCATTGGTGGTTGCCAAGGGCGGAGCTGGATCATGTGCGCACCTTCGGAGCGACCTTGACTTCGCGGACTGGCGCAAGCGCGCCAAAACCAGACAGTAGAAGTTGCCCGAACACCGTCTCCCCTTCGTCAGTTAGCACCCGCCCTTTGGGGTGGTTGGCGAGCTTGCGGATAAGCCCCCGGTTCTCCAGCCACAGGAAGGGATCGCTGTAGCCGAAGATCACCAGCTCATCCTCGTCGAAGCCGTAGAGCAAATCAGAGGTGCGGTAGCCGCGCCCCTGCACGGCTACCTTCTCTGGGAACGACCCCATCAACCAGATGTACTGCTTTTGTCGGGCGGTCAGGCTACTCACAGGAACAGCGGGTCGATCCCGAGGGCGAGACAGTAGGTCTCGGTGATCGCTGCCATCTCGCTGCGATCGTCGGGCTTCATTTTGCGCAGGCGCACGATCAGCCGCATGACTTTGGCGTCGTAACCCACGGCTTTGGCTTCCGAGTAGACATCCTTGATGTCGTCGGCGATGCCCTTCTTCTCTTCCTCGAGACGCTCGACGCGCTCGATCAGAAGGCGCAGCCGGTCGTCGCTGCTGTTGTGTCCTGCGGTGGTCATTGGTCGTTCTCCAGTTGCGTGTTCACTTCGCTGCGCAGCATCTCGCGCTCGAAGTCGTAGACCTTCTCGTCGCGCACGATGCGCTGCACGATCTCGCTGGCGGCGGAGCTGAGATAAATCCGCCTCACCGGCTGTTCGTCGTCTTCCATATCAATTCTCCTCAATCGGCTTGGCGCGGGATGCGTCAGGCAATTCGGTGATGAACTTGTCGAAGGCGTCCATCAGCAGCATGGTCTCCGGCCCGGTCAGCACGACGTGCCGCTCCGGGGCGAAGCCTGCCTTGATCTGGACGTGGACATCGCCGACACGCATCTGCGACTGCATGTCGTCGAGCTTCGCCTTGCGCGCCTTGAACATCAACCCGGTGGCCTTCACCATCTGGTCGATCGGCGCGAACGCGATGCGGAACTGCGTGTCCGTCAGGATCGCAGAGGTGCCGAGGGGATCGATGCGGGGGTCTTGGGTCATTGTTTTCTCCATCCCGCGACCAGCAAGTCGATCGCGTCGTAATTGTCGACCACCACGGCGGTGGTCCCTGCTGCGCGGAGCCGTTCGATCTCGCGGGCCTGATGCGACTGCAGGGGCAACCCCGGCGCCTTCACCTCGACGAAGCCCTGACGCCCACCGGGGAACGACACGTAGCGGTCGGGGCACCCCCGGCGGCAGAGCCAGCGCGCCTTGCGGATCGTGCCGCCATGCTTCTCGACCTGCTCGGCAAGGTAGTCCTCGACTTTGCCCTCTTTGTGCTTGGCCATTTCAGCACCACTTCGTGTTGAAATCGAGGGGGGCGTATTCCAGCGCGCTGGATATTTCCTTGAGCAGCTCGGCGGGGGTCAGTGTGTTGATTAACTCCTCGTTTGTCCGCTCGTCCTCTTGTGTCGTCGCCGCGCGCTGAAAGTGCGCAACCCGTTCATACAAAGTCATGCGTCACCTCTTCTCGTATCTGTAGGTCTCGAACCCTGCGGCTGCGAGCGGAAGCGTATCGTCCGCCCACCACGGGGTAGCAGCCAGTCTACGACACAACCGTTCGGTTGTAAAGCGCGGATCGTCATCGACCTCGGTTACCGCCTCGTCGTGGACTGGGAGAATAATCTCGAAGCCCTCTTCCTCGATCCCGTGGGCGTTGGTCTTGAGCACGTCGCGCGCTGCGGCCTGCGTCCAATTTTCGGCCAGCTTGCCGCCGTAGGTGTGGATGCGTTCCCACTTCCGGGTGTAGCCGTTGACGCCCAGATAGCTGAGCGAGGTGGAGTTCTCGAACTTGGGGTGGTCGACGATCGCGGGCTGGCAGTAGCACAACACCCGGCCAGACGGCAGCTCCATGCGCAGCCACTCGCGCCAACGGTTGAACGACGCCCTGCCGGCATAAGTGGTCACACCGGGGTTGAGCGTGGCCTCGCGCGCCGCCTGCTCGAGATCGAACCAGAACTGCTTGATCGCCGGGTTGGCATCGCGCCAGCCCTTGACGATCTCCTGCACGCGGTCGTCGCTCAGCTCCAGTCCGTAGAGCGCGGCCATCGTGCCGAACGCGCCAGCCGCGCCTTGGAACCCGCACGCCAACTCCGGCACCTTGCCCATGATCTGGCGCTCGTCATCGGTGATGTCCCCCGGCGCCTTGCGCAGGATGCGCCCGGCCGTGAGCTTGTACAGGTCGTGCCCCGTGCCCGCGTCGTAGTCGCGGAACGCCTGCAGCTTCCACT